ACATTGATTCCGCATAACCCATTGAATCTGTATGCCAAGCAAAACAGGTTCTAGTGCTAGGTTTTGGAATACCGCCTTCGTCACGATCTCCCATTGTAAGAATCTTAAAGCCCATGAAGGAATCAATTTCTCCACGAACAAGAGCCTTAACAGTTGCAAAATCTGAGCTAGTTGCTTCTGTTTCACCTAATAACGCATCAAGTTGAGAAGCATGCATTAATAAATGACGCCCTTCGCTTGGAACATTTTTTTGATTTAGATGTTTTGCAGTTGCTCTTAGTTTTTCAACATTCATATTGGTACCAGACCCACCTATTGTCGTTGCAACAGTACTTGTTCCTGAAGCAGCGTTAAGTGCATCAATACACAGTTGATCCATGCGTCTTGCAATTGATTTAGCAACAACTTGCACCAATTCACGTCTTTCATCAAAATTGATGTGTGATTGATGAAAAATGTCTGAATATTCAGCTGCAATAAAGTCCGACATGGTTAATGTGACATGTGAATATGTCACGTTTAGTGGTGTCACGTCCGTTTGAGGAACGCGTACAGTAGCAACACCTTTTCCGATTTTTGGAAATTTAACGGTATTACCAGCTACACCAGTGCGAGTTCGCATAGTTCCGCGAAGAATTGCTTCCGCTTGATATGCTTGCTTAACTTCTGACTCAAAAAGAGTAACAAAAGCTGTAGTGACGTTCTGCGCCATAGCAGATACCTCCATTTTAGGTTTCGATTATGACACGATCCGTTATCCGTAATCGGGCGGTTCGCTAACGTATTGTGGCTGCGCTAACCAACAGAATTACTGTATAGACGGGCCAAACGGTTAACCGTCTATTAACAGATAACAAAAAAATTTTATTAAATCAAGACTTATGAAGGATTAGAAAACCATTGTTTTTCATATTTTTGTCTAAAGTTTTGATCTGTGTTCCATCTGGGGTCAGCAATTGCAGCTTGTAAATCTTCTTTTGATAATTGCTGCGCTTCTACTACAGGTGTAATTGGAATATTTTCATTTGTAATTGATTGATGTAATTTTACAAAAGCATTTATTGAATCAGCACTTGTTAAAGAAAAAGCAATTGCTTCTCTTTCTGCTACTGATAATGGCGCTTTTTGCAAAATTCTTTCGGCCATTTGTATTTTTTCTTGGCCTCGTTCGCCAAGTTTAGCCATTTCTTGAGTTTTATCATAAGCAACTTTTTCTTCTTCTTGCTTACTTATTTCAAAAACTCTATTTGCTAAATCTTCAAATGCAGCCTGGCTAACACCATTTTCTTTTGCCCACTCAGTATAGATGTTTAATGAAGGATCTTCATTGTCTAAACCTTGGTCAATTAAATTNGATACATCATATTCTTCTGGCGCTTTATGTTTGCCAGCTTTAAATTTCTTTTCTAGTTCCGTATAGCTTTTTGCTAACTTTTCGTTATCAGCGCCCTCGTCTCCCCAAAATTTTGCTGGGAACCATTCTGGACGTTCTTCAGCTGTTTCTTCAACTTCTGGTTGCGCTTCCATTGGCTCTGAATCTTCATGCAACGGTATAGGCTGCTCTTCTGGATTTTCTGTTTCTACTTCTGCATTTGGATTTACAATTGGTGTTTCTTCTTCTTCAGACATTGTTACTATTCTCCACTCTTTTTTCAATTTTTCTAACGAGTTCTGTCATTCCCTCACGCGCATAACCATAACTTGCGTCTTCTCCAGGATACCAGGACGGTTGTTCAATAGTGATAGATCGAAGATGGCTTAATACTTTTTGCCCTTCAGCACTTTTAAACACTTTTCCATAAAGTAGGTCTATTTCATCTACTTTAGGCGTATTATTTTGCGCTGGATTAAGTCCCGCCCAGCCTTCTTTTAAACTCATTGCATAGCTTCCATTGTTGCTCCCCCATCGTTAGCCATTTGTGCCTGTTGTTCAGCCATCATTTGCTCTTGTGCAGCTTCCATCATTTGTTGTTGTTCTTCTGGAGTTGCAAGTAAGTCTTGATCTATGTTCATTTTTCTTGCTAAAAATCTTGTTATTCTAGGAATAGATAAAGATTGTTGACCTTCTGGCCCTAATGAACCAGCTATTTGCATAAATTGAACAACTTCATTAACTTCCGCTAACCTTTGTGTTTGAGCTAACGGCGCTACTGGTGTAATTTTTACCTCAACACCATTTACTTTTAATGGTAAATCAATAAATCCTTGCTGATCCATAATGTGTAATATTCTTGATACTACTGGCATCATTGTCTCATTAATTAAACGACCAAACGCTGAACCAAGGTTTGTTGCTAATTCTCTTGATCGTTCTGCTATTTCTGTTGCAGATCTTGCAGACATATTGTCTGGCGGCAATGTATCATCCATTAATATCTTTTTAATATTCATACGCAAATCATTTGTTACAATTTGACTTACATTAAAATCACCAGCCCTGGGCAAAGGCGCAAGCGATGCTCCTTGAGGGCCGCCATTTCTAGCAACACCAATAATAGCCCCTGGAGCAATTTGAATGTTTTGAGGATTAATAATGCCATCATCTGCTGCTGTATAAACACCTGAAATAGCAAGAGACGCATTTTTTAAAACAAGTTCTACTGTTTTATTAAGTGTTTTTATATCTGCTATTGCTGTTACTAACGGCCCTCTACCATATATTTCTCCAGCTACCTTCATGTACCTAGCAACAATAAAAGGTGAAGATTTTAATGTTCGATATACAAGTTCTTGTTTTTTTGCTGGCCAAATAACATGATAACAAAATATACCCATTTCGTAATCAAAAATAACAGCATCTATTAAATCTATTTCTTTTGATGGATTATCTCTTATGACCTGTTCAAGCTCTACACTTATTTCTGCATCTGAAAATTCTTGTGGTATAGTTTCTGCTTTCATTTTAAGTTTTCTATACACATTATCTACATTACCATATGTACCTTCTTCAATCGCAACAAGATATTGTGGTATAGGTGTAAATCGTATGGGCGTTGATTCATCTCCTGGCGTTACCATCATAACGGCAGTTCCAACACATAAATCTAACAAAAACTCACCCATTGCTAAATCAAAATTTGTTTGGCGTAATAATTCAAACATTCTATTTGTATATTGATCTAATGCTACTTGAGCTTCTGGTTTTTGCTCTTCTGGTATTGCGCTGCCTGTTTCTAAGCGACACCATTCTTTTTGAGGAGGAAATAAACCAGCTTGTATTCTATTAGCAAATCTTTGTGTTGCGTGAATTGCTGTAGAATCAAAAACGCGTTCCATTTTATTTTGACCAGGAACACTTCCTTCGTATTGACCACCGTATAAATTTCTTTGGGGCAATGCAAATTCATAGCAGTCCTGGTATATAGATCTCCATTGATCTTTTCTGGTTTGCGCTTTTGCTTCTCGCTCGATTACCTGGTTAACATTTAACCTTGCCATACTAAATTCCAATCATATTAGGATTTTTTTGCTTTCTTTTTAGGTTTTGGTGCTACACCACCTTCCCAGGCTTCATTTACATCTGGCGTTGAAGGATCATCACCTTGTAATTGACCTGTTTCGGTTCTCGCTCTTTTTGGTTCAACAACTTGTTTTTTATAGACTCTTTCGTCTTTTTTAATCTGTGTCATTAATACGGGTTTCCTACACTTGATTTGCCTAATAAAGATTTATTTCCACCAAAAGTATTTGTTGTTCTGCTTGATTGCGGAGAAAACAAAGAAAATAAACCGCCTCTTTTACCTAGCGCTTGCCTTGTTTGTAATGCTATCATTTCAGCCTCTCGCCTTTTATCAGCTCTTTCAGATTGACCAGCCTGAACTTTTTCTGCTTTTTTTTCTTCTTCTGTTTTAACTCTTTTACTACTTCCAAAAATTCCTGACATTTTAAAACCTCACCATCATGTAATAATCTGCACCTTCTGGTCCAAATTTTGTCATAATTGACTCTACCTCAAAACCTAACGCTTTGGCAAACTTAAATGCAGTAGTATTATCCTTTTTTACACAAATTTGTAACCTATTTACGTCATAATTGCCTATTGCGATATCTATTAAAGACTTAGAGCCCCTAATAAACGATATCGCATGTTGCTCTAACCCTTCACTTGGCAGCATCCAAACTTCCATTAATCCAGGCCAGACGGATCTAAGCCCA